ACCATTGGCGCATTTCATCTCGCCACTTAATCTACGACAGAGAAATTTGTTAATGTATCGTTTACAAGATTGGAGACGCACGCATCCTGCAATAACTGAGGCCATACAGTCTTTGGATACAGAAGATATACCATATATTCCACCAGACATGGAAGCACATGGTGGTGCTATGTCTATGGTAAAGAGCACAGTCACATCTATTGGAACCAATTTAACATCTTTTGGTGACAAATTAGTAGATTTCATAAAGACAGCTTATAAAGCCTCATCAGAAGCTGTCACAAGTACCTATGAACGAGCTCGTTTATGGGTCAAGAGCACAATTTTAGTCATGCGCATACGCAATGTTATTGACCAAATTCGTAACAACAAGATTTTGATGACAGCATTAGTGGGTAATATTATCACCCTAGTCACAACTGAAGGAAAGATACCACAATTTGCAACTTTATGTAGCACACTCCTCTTAATCTGGGGAATCGCACAGTCCGGCGCAATCAACATTAAGGACCTACATCAAGAATTGCAAAAAGATAAAACTGACCTGACAGTTGCAGATATTGAAACAGTCGAGTTTCTTGGTGCATCAGACGAGATCAATAAGGATATTGAGGATGCTCTTGGCGATGCTGTACAAAACCCATCAGATAATGAGGCACATGGATTTGATTCTATTTTACCCACATTCTTGGAGAAAATCACTTTGCTTTTAGGATTTTCTGCATTAACCATCAAAAAAGCCTGGCCTTTTGCTCAGACTGCATTCAAAGCAATGCTTGCCATGTGTGCAGCGCGAAAAGCTTTTACTGATTATGCGACATATTTTGTCCAATTTTTGCCTGATTGGTTACGCGCTTTGACTATCGCGGGTAACACTAAATTGCTTATTAAAACTCAAATCGTTGAACCAAATACACCACTTGGAAGAGCATATCGTTCTGCAATGGCTATGAAAATCGCAGCCGAAGACGGTATGGATGTTGAAGTAACCAATCCACTCAAGAAGAAAGCAAAGTCAGA